AGAAAAAATAAGTTCTGGAGAATTTGAAATATTAGAAACTAATCCAGCTATTATAGTTGCTCCTAGTGATAGTTCTCCACATAATATATTAATTACTGCACATCTTCCTACTGATGATGATACTAGATATTTTACAGTAGATACTGAGTTTTAAATGTTTAATATTGATATACAATTTATACCCACAGTTAAAGTAATGCAAGGTAGATATGAAGCTTTTGGTATTTATGTAAATAATCTTAAAAAACCTTTAACTCAATCTGTAGAAAAAGTTTTAGTTCCAGCAATTACTAAAAACTTTGATGTTCAAGGTAGACCTAAATGGGATGCTTTAGCACCTTCTACTGTAGAGAAAAAAGGTTTTAGTACTATTCTTTATGAAACAGGTCAATTAAGGTCTGTAGCTACAGCTAAAAGTATTTGGAAAGTTAAAACTTCTGCTGGTGTAGGTACAGCATCTGTAGATAGTTTACCTGGAGCTGAATATGGTATGTATCATCAATCTGGATTTATAAATGCAAGAACTGGAACTGCTGTTTCTGCTAGACCTTTTATGGTAATTCAAGATGAAGAAGAAAGAGCAGTAGAAGAAGTTTTTGATGAATGGTTAGAAGATAGAATTAGACAGGTTTTTGGATGACTACATATAAACCACAAGATGTTATAGATTATGTTTATAATCTTATAAGATCTAATTCTTCTACTTTAGGTATAAAAGGTATACATAAAGGATTTGTAACTAAATTACCTACAAGTCCTGTATTATCTATACAATCTAGTGATAGATCTAGAGATATGGTTAGTACAGGAATTCAAACAATAAATTCATTTGAAATAATAATGTTGGTTTATGCAACATTTACTAATAGTGAAGCAGCAAGAAAACTTTGTAATGATGTAAGTGATAAAGTAGAAAATCTTATATTAGATGATTATTTAACTAATAGATTAGGTACTTTAGGAGCACATTATTGTTTAATGGAGAATTTAGAACCAGGTTATGATAATTTAGAAGATGGTTTAGCTACAGTTAATAGATTAACTTTTATTATTAAAAATAAGACTCAATTATATGTTGCATAAGGAGTATTATGGGCTATTTGGTTATTAACCAAATTAATCGTCCTCATGAAGATAAAATTATAGTCGCTGGTAAAGGTTTGTTTGCTAATGGCTTTAAATATGAAGTGGATTGGGTTGAAGATGATTATCAAATAATAGGCTCAATTCCAGAAGATTGTTATGTAAAATTTGAAAATAGGGGTGGAGAACAAAAAAGCCTTGTTGATGATATTTTAGTGTCTCAATGGGTTAAAACACTACCTATCTATTCTGAAGAAGAAGAAGAAGAAGAAACTATTACTACTGAAAGTGAGGATGAATAATGCCAGTTGCAATTGGTGCATCTAGTATTGTGGGTATAGCTTTAGAAGTTACAAAGGGAACTTATTTAGCCCCTACTAAATTTATACCTGTAAATAGTTCTAGTATGATGTTTAATCAAGAACAGATTAAACGTAGACCTATTCAAGGTGTTGCAGATACAGTTCAATCTGTTCCTGGTCCTGCTATTGTTGAAGGTGATATAGAATTTGATGTTTTACATGATATTCTTCCTTACTTTCTTTTAGCAGCTAGAATGGATGTTACTAAAACTGGTGTAGGTCCGTATTCTTATGAATTTGTTCCTAATCATGTTGCTGAACCTGCTGCTACACTTAGAAGTTTAAGTATTACAGAGGTTAAGAATGGTCAAGTTTTTGGTTATTCTGGTTGTGTAGTTGCTTCTATGGATTTTTCTGTAGAAGATGGAATGCTTAAATGTTCACTTTCTATTATGGGTGAAGATGAATCAGAGCCATCATTACCTGTAGCTACTTGGCCTACTTCACTTCCTTTTGCTGCTGGAGATTATACTCTTAATTATAATGCTGTATCTACTAATGATACTGATGATCTTACATTTAGTATTGATAATGGTGCAGAAGCAGCTTATCGTATTGAAGGTACTAATGCTGCATCTTTCATTTATTTTGGTGAAAGAACTATTACTGCGTCAATGTCAAGAGACTTTTTAAATAGAACTGAATATAATAATTATAAGAATGCTACTGCACAGGATCTTGATTTTACTGCATCTGATGGTGTTAATTCAGTTGTTATAGATTTACCTTTAATTGTTGCAGATAAGTATGAAATTCCTATTGAAGGTCAAGGCGATCTTATTATGGCCTCTGTGGATTATGAAGGTTCATATGATTTTGCAACTAGTCGTGCTGCTACTATTACAGTTAATACTGATGAAGATATTACTGTTTAATTAAAAATCCCTTAGTCGTGAAAAGGAAAAAATAATGCCTGTTGTTAGAGTTAGTGTTAGTACAGAAACCTTTACTTTAAAATCTGCTCCTCCTGATGGATTTGTTGAGTTAAGACAAATGTCTTATGGAGATAAACTTCATCGTCAAGGTTTAGCGATGGAAGGTGCATCTAACGAAAATGAAGAAATGACGCTTCGTATGATGCAAAAAAGAGCTACTCAATTTGATTTTAAAAAGTGTATAGTTAAACATAATTTAGAATATGAAGAAGGTAAGCCTTTTGATTTTACTAATCCTGCTACTTTAGATATGTTAGATCCTAGAGTTGGTGAAGAAATTTCAGGATTAATTGATGATTTAAATAATTTTGATGCTACTAAGAATGAGGCAGAACCTACTTCTTTAAAAGAAGAATCATAAATCATATTATATATAATAAAAAAGAAACTAAATACAATGACGTATCTTTCTATATAAATTTATATAATATGTGTAAAGAATTTAATTGTTTACCACAACCAGGATCTTTATTAGATCAAGATTGGTATATGGTTTATGCTTTGCAATGTGTTGCTGAAGGTAATTCTATAAAACAAGAGCAAGAAAACAGACGGGCTAAGAGAAGAAAGAAATAGATGGCTTTCACTGGTAGAGAACTTTTAATAGTGTTAAGAGCTAGAGATGAAGCTTCTCGTGTTATTCGTACTGTTAATACTAATCTTGGTGCTCTTAATAGAATGCAAACAGTTCCTAAAGGAGCTACTGCTGATCAAAAAGCATTAATTGAACAATATAATAATCAAGTTAGACAACAACAATTGCTAGCACAGCAATATACTTCTGCTGGTCAAGGATTAGTAGCTTTAGGTTCTAGTGCTATAGTTGCTGGTGGTTTAACAACTAAATTCTTTTCTGATTCAACTAAAGATGCACAAAATTATAATAAACAAGTAGCACTTACACAAACTCAGACTAGAGATTTAGGTATTACTTTTGAAGAGCTACAAAAAATTGGTAAAAGTACATCCTCTGCAATCCCTGTTGACTTTTTAGAAACTCAGCAGGGATTGTATGATATCTTTTCTACTATTGATGTTAGTGGTGCTGCTGAAGCGGAATCGGTATTACAGCAATTATCTAAGGCTTCTGTAGCTGGTGATGCTGATTTACGTACTGTTGCTAGAACTTCTTTAGCTACTATGAATGCATGGGGAGTAGGTGCAGAAGGTTTAGGAGAAATATTAGATACTCAGCAATTAATTGTTAATTATGGTGCTGGTGAATTAGAAGAATTTTCAGCTGCATTAGGTAAAGGTATTCCCACAGCTAAAGCAGCAGGACAAGAATTTAGAACTTATGCAGGTATTGTTACTTTCTTAACTAAACAAGGTCTTAATGCTAATAGAGCTGTAACTGCTACTCAAAGAGGTATAGAATTATTAGGTAGACCTAAGAATTTTAAAGCATTAAAGAAAATTGGTGTTGATGTATTTGATCCTATGACTGGTTCAATGCGTCAAGCTGACGATATTTTATATGATTTAGCCTATAATGCTGGTTGGGCTAAAATGTCAGATAAAGATCGTAAACAAGCATTTGCTGATATATTTGGTTTAGGTACACCTAAAGCTAGAGAATTCTTTGATGCTGTTATTAGTAATATGGATGATTTTATACCTTTAATGGATGAATTCCAAAATGATGCTAATGCTATGGAAAAAGCATATGATATTATGTTTAAAGATCCAGCTAATCAAGCTCAGTTATTAAGTAATAAATATAAAGAAATGAAAACTGAAATTGGTGATGCATTAATTCCTGCTAAGCTTAAATTAATGCAAACAATAATGAGATTACTTGATTGGTGGAATGGACTTGATGAAGGTACTAGAAGTTTAATAGTTAAATTTGTTGCAATAACAGGTGCTATAATAACTGTTATAGGTGTTGTTACTACTTTATTAGGTATCTTTTTCCTTTTTAAAGGTGCATTACTTGCTGCTGGTATAACAATGACTATGTTTGCAGGTATTACTTTAGGAATGATAGCGGCTATAGCAGCAGTAATAGCT